TGGAAATAATCGTTAAACCAGACTGCGCGCATTTAATAGAAGAACTTTCTAATTTTAGTTACCTCAAGGATAAGAAAACTGAGAGGTACCAAGAGGATAAGTATACCCATGAGTGGAGTCACGCTATAGATGGACTTCGCTACGCTTATTCTGATATCTATATGGGTAAGAAATTGAAAACCTTTGATAAGAAATTATTAGGAATATAAAGGAGGTTTTATAAATGTATTACATTTCACGAGATGAAAAATTAACTGAAATGAAGATTGCGGAAATAATCCAAGCCTTTAAGGGTAAGGAGTTGCCGCAATTAGAAAAAAGATACCAATACTTTAAGGGTAACCAAGAGATAATGCGGAAGACGGTAAATGATGAAACTAAGCCTTGTAATAGAATCGTTACTAACTTCTGCGATAATATCGTAACTACTTATTCTGGTTATATGACAGGTATTGATATCACTTATAGTTCAGATGAAGATATTGAAGAGATTCAGAATATATTGAACTATAACGATGTTGCCGCAGAGGATACGCAATTATTGGAAGATGCTTTGACTTTTGGAGTTGGGTATGAAGTCCAATGAATTGATGAGGAAAGCCACCAGAGATTTAAGACGCTTGACCCAAGAGAATGTATTCCTGTTTTTGAGAATACATTGGAAGAGGAGTTAGCTGCGGTAATTCGCTTCTATTCTATCTCAAGTGCTAACCAAATGGATTTTGAGAACTATGTAGAGGTTTATGACGCAAGGGAAACCAGAGTCTATAAAGCAGACCAAGCGTTTGCGGGATTAGCTTTAATGGATTATAAGCCCAACTATTATCAGCAAGTTCCTATTACCGTATTTAATCTTAATAGGGAATGGGAGAGTATTTTTGATAAGGTAATGACTCTTCAAGATGCGTATAACACTCTACTCAGCGCTGAGACGGATGACTTCGAGGCGTTTTGTGATGCTTATTTGGTGTTAGAGGGTATTGACGACATAGACGAGGATTCTCTTCACTTAATGCGCAGTAATAGAGTTTTAGCATTGCCAGATGGCGGTAAGGCTTCATTCTTATATAAAACTATTAGTGATACGCAGGTAGAGAATATGTTAGATAGAATTGAGACCAATATCCGCAAGATTAGTGCTACGCCAGATTTTACTGATTCTTCTTTTGGAACTCAAAGTGGGGTAGCTATCAAATATAAGTTAATTAACTTTGAGAATAAGGCAAGTAAGATTGAGAAGGCTATGACAAAAGCCCTCCAGCGCAGAATTGAATTAATTTGTTCTATTTTACATTTGACTTCTGGTGAAGAAGCTTGGAGAGATATTCAGATTATCTTTACCCGCAATCTTCCAATAGATTATCAAGATTTAGCTTCTATGATTAATCAGTTGCGCGGATTGGTAAGTAATAAAACACTAATTGCGCAAATACCATTTATCACAGATATTGATGCGGAAATGGAATTAGTAGAAGAAGAGAATGCGGCTAATGCTTCTTTATATAATTTCTCTACTGGCAGTAATGAGGTAGAAGAAGATGACTTATTGGCAAGATAGGCAATTTAACCAAAGAAAAATCTTACTTGATAAAACTATTGAAGAAACACAAGAAAAATTAGCTACAGTTTACAAGAGTTCAATGAAGGATATTGAAAATGATATGAGAAGTCTTTATTTAGAACTCCAACAGCAAAGCGCAGATGGCAAGGTTAAAATCAATGACCTCTATCGCTATAACCGCTATTGAGAATTAAGAAACGATGTAAACCAGAAACTTAAATCTCTTGGGGAAAAAGAAATTAAGTTAATGGATAAGCAGTTATTGAATCAGTATATGAAGGTTCAAGAATACTTTAATAAGAATCCTAAGTTCATGGCTAAAACAGAACGAGGAGTTACTAAAGTAGTAAGTGCTATTCCAGTAGACTTAAATAGTCCAGTAGTAAGTGAGAACGCAGAAGCAGTAGTTAATAGTGTTTGGTGCGCTGATGGCAAGTATTGGTCAGAAAGAGTTTGGGAACATAAAGCTCAACTCCAAGCAGATTTAGAACAAGGACTACTTGATACTATCGTTAGAGGTGTTGGGCCAGATGAACTAACCAAAACTCTAATGAAAGATTTCAATAAAGAATATAATGTAGCTAATACGCTTGTGCGGACGGAGTTAACGCATGTATACACAAGGGCAGCTGCTGATAGATATTCTGAGGCTGGTTGTGAATTCTATGAGGTGCTATCCGCTCAAAGTGATGATGAGTGCTATGACATGAATGGAACTGTTATACGGTTAACTGAGATGGTTGAAGGAGATAACGCTCCTCCATTCCACCCCAATTGCCGATGTACAATACTTCCAGTCATTAAAGGGAGGTAGCTATGGCAAAATATATTTTATTATGTGAAGAAAATGGAGACTTCTACATTGAAGAAGATGAAGCCTCTTATGAAGAAGGCATTATTGAATTAGATGAGAATGGCAATCTGTATTTCAAAGGAGAGAATCCATTTGTAGGAGGTTCAAATGTTTAGAATAGATGGTTCTAAGATTTGGCTAACTCAAGGGGATACCGCAGAGTTTAGACCAATTATTGAAGAATACACAGGCCAAGAGGGAGATACGGTTTATTTCAGAGTAGCTAAAATCTATTCTGATGAGCCAGTAATTGAAAAGGTAGTAGCGGCAGGTGAGAATATAGCAATTGCCGCAAATGATACTTCTAATCTTTCTGTTGGTTCTTACTTATATCAATTAAAACTGATGTCTGTTGATGGGAATATATCTACTTTCGCTACTGGAAGATTCATGCTTGAAGGAGATATTCATGAAAGAACTGAGAGGTAAAGCTAATGTCTTTAAGTTCATTGGAACTTATGACGCAGAAACAGAAACTTTTACTGTAGCAGTTCCAGAAGGAACAGAAGATTTTATCTTTGAGGTAGATGATGAAGGTATTTGTTTTGTTGAAACTAATCAAAGATGAGAGTATGACCCAGAAACAGGTAATTTCTATATTTTAGAGGAGGTAGATTAAATGGCAAAGTATTTAATCGGCAACATTAAAGGGCCAAAGGGAGACCAAGGTCCAGCTGGTCCTCAAGGTCCAGCAGGTACTTCATTTAATGTAAAAGGAACTTACGCAAGCTATGGTGATTTAGTAGCTGCGCACCCAACAGGAGAAGCTGGAGATGTTTATTTTGTTGGTGCTACTATGTATGTATGAAGTATTGATAATGCTGCTTGGCAAAGTCTTGGTGATATAACTGGCCCTCAAGGTCCACAAGGCCCGCAGGGTGAAAGAGGCTTACAAGGTCCAGCTGGAGCAGATGGCACAAGTTTTACTATTAAGAATGTATATGCGACTATGGCTGATTTACAAGCAGACCACCCTACAAGCGAAGTAGGAGACGCGTATTTTATTACTGATATCAATAGTGTAGTGCTTTGGGCTGAAGATAATACATATGCGGATATTGGCCCTATTCAAGGTAGACAAGGTGAACAGGGTGAAGCTGGTTTATCTGCTTATCAAATCGCAGTTAATGAAGGCTTTGAAGGAACAAAACAAGAATGGCTTGATTCCTTGGTAGGAGCAACTGGAGCAGAAGGCCCACAGGGTCCTCAAGGTGAAACTGGTCCACAAGGATTACAAGGACCTCAAGGCGCACAGGGTGAAACAGGTGCCGCAGGTCCAAAAGGTGATAAAGGCGATATTGGTTTAACTGGTCCGCAGGGTCCGCAGGGAGAAGCTGGACCTAAAGGAGATAAAGGCGATGCCTTTACTTATAATGACTTTACGCCAGAACAGTTAGCTTCTCTTAAAGGTGATAAGGGCGATACTGGTCCACAGGGTCCAGAAGGTCCACAGGGACCGCAAGGAGAAGCAGGTCCTACTTACACAGCTGGCGCAGGTATTGATATTACTAATAATGTAATTTCTGCTACTGGAGGTTCTGGCGGCAGTAGCGGTATTTATGAACTTACAGATTTGAACTTAACAGGTAAAGATGATTTATTAACTATGTTTGCTAATGGCAATCAACCAGAAGTTATTCTTTATGATAATATCTATTATAAAATAGCAAATAGATTATTAAATTTTAGTGGAACTAACTTATTTAATTATGTTAGTAAATATGATAAGGAACTAAATTTTGGACCTGATATATTACAATTTAGATGCTCATTAGACTATTTATCTTTTACTAATATAAATGTTCAGAATGGGAAACCATTAAATGGTAATTCAATTACTGTTGGTAGTGCGCCAGCAGATAAATTTCCAGATGCCAGTTCTAAAAACTTAGCGCAATTATTTAATTCCATTGGAAATAATTATGCTACAAAAACTTATGTTGATGACGCAGTAGCTGGTGCGGGAGGTGGAGAGAGTGAATTACCTACTTATTCTACTGGTGACGAAGGTAAAGTATTAACTGTTAATTCTGGTGCTACTGGATTAGAATGGACTACTCCTTCTGGAGGTTCTTCATATGATGATAATGATGTAGCCAATTATATTAAGAACACTTTTGGAATGGGTGTTTCTGAAGAACAAACTGAACAAGTTTATACTTATGATACTGGTAATGGTAGCGAAGTATATGCGGATTTAGGTAGTGAATTACCTACTACTATTAAGGTTCGTTTTACGGAAAGCGACCCCGGCCAAGCATTGATTGAAGAATATACATTAGAAAAAACAAGTGAAGTAGATTCTACCGCAACTTATGCTTCTGAAAATAACGTGGTAAGAATTGAAGTAAACAAAGGCCCAAGTTGGAATGGAACTTTGTATGTTCCTGCTTCAATTTATAATAATTATACGGATTATAGCTATAAGATTTATAATCC